TACTGTATGCTGTCGATGCTTTGCAGCGGCGGCAGCGGAATTTCTACTCGCATCCATTCCAGCCATTTCAGCGGATCATAGACGCGGTCATAGCTGCGCTGCGCTGGCCCCCAATAATAAGGCCAACGGGAAAATCGCGCCTGGCGCAGTTCCCATTTCTGGGTCAAGAAGGCCCGACCGAGACAACCATTGGCGCCATCAAAGAGAGCGAGCGCCGCATCCATAAAGGACTGGATCAGATCGTCATCGTCATCGTGATCGATGCGAAGACTTTTCTTGACCTCAGCCAGCGATAGCGGGTTACCACCCGCCTGCACCGGCGCACCATCATCGTCAAGCTGCAGTGACAGCGTGCGATAGAGCTTGAGGTCACGATCCTGAGCCAGCATAAGCGGCGCTCCAAAGGTGTCTTAGGCGCCGCGACAGGACCAACCGACCGTTTCCGTGCCAGTGGTGGCCGTCAACGTCGTGGTCGAGGAATTGGTCGACTTCCAGCCGTAAATGCTGAGCGTTCCGCCGGAGGTGTTGTATGTCACCAATTCTGTGGTCGGCGCAGTGGCTGATTTGACGGTCAAGGTACAGCTGGCGATGCTGGCAAGTCCCGTGGTCACGCTGGCCGTTCCGGCAGAAAGCGCGACCTCACCCGTTTGGATCAAATAGCCCGAAGAGGCACCTTTGACGGGATTTGTCACACTGGCCGTCAGGGCGGCGGTTTTGTCGGTGCCGCCAATGGTAACGACGCCTCCGGATGCAACTTCGAGGGTGCCACCAACATGCCAGAGCGCCCCGCCGCCACCCATCCAGTTCTTGGTGACATAGTCGGCACTTGCCGGCGCGACGGTCGCACAGACGAACAACGCAGCAAGCAAACAAAGAGCGGAGATTACACCCCAAAGATACGGCTTTTTCATTGAACGATCTCCCGATCGAGTTGATCAAAAAGAGACCCCCGCCCGTTTCCAGACAGGGGCCAGTTGCTCCCACGAACACCCCGAACGTGAGAAACGAAAAGGCTTACGCCGGCGGATTGGAGGTGGGGATATAGTGCGGGAAGCCCAGCAGCGGCACGATGGTGATCGGCGCCGAACCGGAATTATTGGCCGGGGTCACATCGCAGCGCGCATAGGCCTTTGTGCCCTTGTAGCCAACCTTGAACACTTTGTTGTCTTTCGAATAGTCGAAAGACGCGGCCGCCAAGGTTCCGATCAGATCATCCGCGTTGGCCGCATCTGTCAGCGCGACACCGTCGGAAAGGTCCGCCTTATCGCCATGGGTGATCGAAACGGCGAAGGTGGCATCGGCGTCGGCGAGAACGCCCGTCAAGATCAGGAAGGTCAAAGCGTCAAAACCAGCGGTCGGAACGATACCACTCGAAACGACCGTGTTGTCACTCGTGGAGCCCACATTCTGGCCCTTCACGTTAATGTTATTGAACAAATCGCGCTGCATGCATCTCTCCTGCTGATAGATGTGGGGCCGGACACCGCCGGCGTCGGTGTGCCGGATATCAGCCCCGGCCCTGCTTGGCCTTGCCCTCTGTCGGCTTTTCAGCCGCCTTGGCGAGATCTTCTTTGAGCCTCGCGATGGTCGCGTCTTTTTCCGCGGCAGCATTAATCGCTACAGCGAGCTCACCTTGCAGTTTCGCGATGTCCTCATCGCGATCGGACACGAGCTTCACCTGCGCAGCCAACTCTTCATTCAGCTTTGCAAGCGATCCATTGAGCTCTTCATGCGCCGCCGAAAGCTTGCCGTGTTCTTCCTTTGCAGTCGCAAGGTCGACCGCCATCGCTGCGATCCGCTCCTTGGCCACTTCAGCATTGGCTGGCGGAACGGCTGGCGTCACCCCCGGAACAAAGGACGAATCTGGCTCGGATGCGAGACCGGCCCCGATGCGGGCCACGGCGGTAGCATAGGGCAGTTCGATATGCTCGCCCGGGACGTGATTGCGGTCATGCCCAGCCCAGCTCGAAAGGTTTTTAACCCACTTTGTTTTGGGAGTGTCTTGGTTGGTTTCAGGATTATCGGACATTGCAGATACCTGCACCACGGAAAAGTTAGTTGGCGGCGTTGCCCGTGCACAATGCCGCCAACATCACCGATGTCGCGCCTAGGACGCCGCGTTCTGATACAGCTTGATCGGATGCGTTCCAGCATCCACCAGCTGACCATCGGCCCGCTGGAATGCCAAGAAGGCTACCTGGAACTGATCGGCATAGCGCTCGCTCAAGCGCATGATCAAGGTGCCACCCACATTGCGAATGTAGTATTTGCTGAAGTCGCCATAAGCCATCGAATTGGCGCTAGCAGCCATAACGGGCGCGTGCTGGTTGATGGTGAACTTTTCACCATCGAGCGTGTCAGGCTCCTTCAGCGCAACACCAGACTGCCACAACGGGCGACCAACGCCGTCAACGAGCTTTTTGGCTGCCAAGAGCGTGGTGTCATGGAACATGTAACGGCCGTTGGTGCGATAAGCCGGATCGACCGAATGTTTCAAATCCTGAAAATCCGTCCAAACGATGCTTGCAGTCTGCCCCGCTGCAGCAACCTTTCCGACCGGTGCAATAGTGTATACACCCATCGGCTGCGAAGCACCGGTTCCGGTCGTGAACTTGCGGTTCTTGGCACGCGCCAGGCGAACGCCGATTTTTCCAGCCAGGAACGTTTCGAGATCGAAGGCGGAATCCTGCAGCAGCGCCACAGGCACCTTGATGATCTTGGACGAGAAGATATAGCCACGCACCGTAACCCCGCCGAAGGCAACGCCCTGTTCGCCGGTGACCTTATTTTCTCCAAGCATTTCACCTTCATTGGAGGTGTCGTCATCTGTCGGCAGAACCAGCTCGTTGCCCATGTCGGTGTTGAATTGATAGCAGACGCCAGGATCGATCATGCCGCCATAAGCCTTCTGCGCGGACTCGATCTGCGTTGCCATCGTGGTCGGCACCAGGATCGCACCACCAGTCAGATCGACACCTGACTGCGCCGCATTCATGGCGACAAGCTGCGACTTGTCGGATTCGGAGAACGGCTTCTGCATTCCCATGACGATGCGGCGATCATCGTCAGAAATGTTGTTCATGCCGCGCACCAGGTAATTGCGGAACGCTTTCTTGTGTTCCACTTCCTCGGCAGTGACTTCATCGACAGAACGGCCCGTCGCAACCGCCTTATATTCGCGGCGGCCGTTGATGTCGTTGTTCAACGTGTCCTGCGCTTCCAGACGCGCGATGGTCTCACCAAGAACCTTCTGCTCGCCATCGAGCTTCGTATGCTGCGCGAGGTCTTCCGCTGTGACTTCCGACTTCATGATGATCGCGTTCATCGCGTCCACGATCTTCTTGCGCTCGACGCGCTTTTCCTTCGCCATTTCCATGGGCGTCATATCAGTCTCTCCGTTGTCAGAAATGCTGCCCCGAACCAGCGGATTATGCGGGCGCGTGGGCAGCCTATCCGCGCCGAGTCCGGTTACTGAAACTGTTTAGAAATCAGGCCGCGTCGAGTTCAGCGGCTATACTGCGCGTCTTGGCGCGCGCGACCGCGACAGCGTGCGCGTGCGCAGCAGCTTTTTCTGCGGCGTCTTTGGCATCACCGTCTTCACCTTCTTCGTCTTCGTCGTCATCCTCGCCGATCTTGGCCTCATAGGCCTCGACAGCTGCGCGAGCAGAATCCTTCACCGGTTGGGGAATATCCAACCCGTCAATCTTCGATTCCGCCCAATCCCAACCCTTGCTGATGGCATGCTGGATACCACCGATGATGTCGCAGAACGGCAATACATAGCTGTCCTTGCTTTTCGGCTCGGAAGCGTCATAGGCCAGGAAACAACACTTGGCGCGGCCAGGATCTGGGTTATCGCCATTGAACCCAGCCCAATCGAGAATGCGTTCGGCGGCGGCACTGGCGTTATAGCTATCGCGCTCCGTAACCGGATGATCAAGGCGGGCTGCACAGACCCAATCGGCGACATTGCGCGGCGGCGTCTTGGTGTGCAGCTTCTGATTTGCCGGCTTGGCGCAGCGCAACGCTTTTGGTGCTTTGGCATAGAGACCAGGGCGCAGTAGCGCTTCTGGTTCTTCATCGCCCTCTTCTTCATCATCTGCCACGCTGGTGGCAAACCCCTGGGAAACAGCCTCTTCGGCATTCATCCAGGTCTCGGCTTTCATCATTTCAATAAGCGCATCGGCGCTCAGGGAAACATGCTGCTGATAACTCGGGATGATCTGTGATGTCTCGATCACATCCAAAATCTCGGCCGTCTTGCGCATGTCATCGGCGGTACCCCAACAACCGCCTGACGCCCGGTGGATCATCATCACTGCATTCTTGGCGATTACGATATCATCACCAGCCATAGCAATGACGGACGCGATCGAGGCCGCGATGGCATCGATACGCATTTCGATCTTGGCGTTATTCTGATCGGCCCAGTCGCGCAGCACATTGTAGATGGCAATGCCGTGCCATACTTCGCCGCCACCGGAGTTGAGATGCACACACAGCCGGTCAGCAGAAATACCCTGCAACGCTTGCTGCACGTCGATGTCCTGAATACCCCACATGCCGATGTCGCCGTAAATGTACATCTGCGCCACCTGCTCACCATCCACCGGCACCGCATTGGTGACTTCGAAGCGTTCGCCCGTGAGGCGGTTTCCACTACCAATCAGATTGCGGAAGCGCAGCACAGGCTGCATAGCCGTGCCATTTTTCAGAAGAGCCTTACGCTTCATGCGCCCATTCCTTCTTTCGGCTTTGGTTGCTCACCGGCGATCACGCGCGAGAGCGGCAGGACATTATTGGAAACCATCGGCTCATCGGCGCCAGGCAGCGTCAGGCGCGACAACTTCATCCGCTCGCGCACTTCGTTCAGCGTGGCACCCGCCATCAACATCTTGGTGATGGAGTCGAACATCGCCTGGACGTTCATCGCCTGCAGCGCTTCGCGCTGGAACTCGCAGAAATAATCTGTGCCCGCGAAGAGCTTCAGATTGATCTCGGCCTCAATGCGTTTTAGCCAGCGATCAAGACCGGTCATTAGGAAGACGAGCATGACTTGCTCGAGGCCGGAGCCCCACGCCGTCATGTCACCGGATTCACCGATAAAAAATGGTGGCACGCCAAAACCGCGGGCGATATCGACGACGGAAAACTTCCGGCTTTCGAGCAGTTCGGCATCGCGGGCCGACATCTGGGCTTGTACCCAAGTCATGCCTTGGTCGAGGAATGCTACCTCACCGGCGTTGTAGCTGCCCTGATAGAGCTCGCGGAATTCTGCTTTCACTTGATCGCGCGCACCAGGCGAGAGCTTGACGCCCTTGTCGGCACTCACCACACCAGAAAGGCGCGCACCCGTGGCAAGCATGCGCGCCGCGGCCTCTTCCATGGCAAGATTGGCGCCGATCGCCTGGCGGGCCATATGCTGAATAACCGAAAGCCCGCGCAGCCCATCAAACCCGAGCCCGCAGAAGTGCAATACATTGCGGCCCGGAAGGTCATACGTCGTACCGTCGAGAAGCCGCGTGCGATAGTTACGGGCAAAGCCCTGCCCCACACGATGGATCAACGGCGTGGTTTGGTCAGGGGTAAATGGCACGAAACCGAGAAGATCGCCGCCTTTGGTCTCATCGATGAGGGAATAATGATTCCCCCACAACATCATGTGCACCACATTCATTTCCAGCCAGTTGAAGCTGGAAAGCGCCATCTCTGGATTAGCGACAGTGCGAAAAAACTTGGCGTAAGGGTGATCGTTCTCCAGCACGCGGTCATTATGCGTGCCCTTGTAGATTTGCAGCGGAAGGCCAGCGACAAGGCCAGACACCAGTGCGACACAGGCATAGACTGCCGTCGAGCGCATGGATGAGCGCTCATTGACATGCGGACCCGCATAGGTCGGGCCACCACCCAGAACACCAATCAACTGTTCCGGCGTGATCGGCACATTGGGGTTTTCAAGGCCCGCCGCCGAATTCATTACCCGACCAACGATATGTGCCAGGGCACCAGTCGCGCCGCGCTTCATTCAGGCTTGGCCATTTTTGACGCAGCATGCGCATCAGCCTGATCGGCGATTGCTGCGGAATAAACCATCAGCACACGCCAACACACGATCAATGCCCCCCCTGCGATATAGCCAGCCGGGGGAAACCACAACCATGCACCATAGGCGATTGCGGCAAGACCAAGCAGTACCGGCGCTTCAAAAAGCGCAGCGTTGAAGCCGGCCACGACAAAGCGCGCCAGCGCCGACACCTGTTCATTGGGCGCCGGAGCGTCTGGGATCGTGGTCATGCAGCCGCCTGCTCTTTGGCTTGTTGTTCCGCTTTTTCCCGCGCGATCTGCTCATAGACAGACTCACTGGGGTTCTCTTCGGTCGTGATCGTCGCCGCGCGGGCGTTCACAATGGCCGAAATACCGTCAATCTTCTCGCTCGACTTTTTCTTGCTGGGCATGATGTTGAGGTTCTCATCGAACTTCACCACCACATTGCCGGCCATCCAGCGCAGCACCGGATGCCCACCATGCTGAAAACGCCCGGCATAAACATCTTCTTCAAAGGCCGTGCAGGGCTCGCTCAGCGTGCGCGTGCCTTGCCGCACTTCCAGAAACAGATCGGCGTCCACGCCGTCACGCTGCAGATCTGTCACCAGCTTCGTGGCATTCCACGGGTCAAAGCTGATTTTCTGCACGTTGAAGTCGCGCACCCCCTCCATCACGGCTTTCGCGATGAAGTTTTGATCGACCATGTTGCCGGGCGTCGTTTGCAGCGCGCCGGCAGCAAGCCACTTGTCGTAGGGCACGCCGTCATCACGAACGCGCCAGGCCATGGTTTCTTCCGGTACCCAGAAGAGCGGCACACACAGCCAGTCGGGATCATCCTCGAATGGCTCG